CAGTAAGCGTCGGCATGGTTCCAGCGATCAGATGTCACCGACAGAATATGAAAACCAGTATTATCAACGGCTAGGAAGTGTCTAGATTATCCGTGGCGATTCACTGCTGACGGTTATTTTGTGCTTTCTCCTGCTGGCGCAGGATAGCCAGTCGATTGCAAATCGCTGTGCGGATGCCTTGCTTCTTCTTCAGCGCGTACCGGGCACGAGTCTCCCAGTCCTTGTCTTTGCCTTCCGGAAACTCCAGCTGCAGTTTAATTTGCTCGATGCTGGCGCCAACATTCTCCAGCGCCTGCAGGGCTTCGGAGATAGTGGTGATACTGTTCAGGTCGCTGAATTTCATTTTCCTACCTCCGGCGCTGCTGCCAGCATGGCGCGATAACCGGCCTGAATACCACCTTTACAAACCCCTTCAAAATTGGCATCAACCATTTCCTGCGTAATCTCAACCGGCACAAGCTTCCAGCCATCAGGCACCGGCTGCGGCGCGGCGGCGTTCAGTCGCTCGGATTCAGCGTGTTCATCATCAGTTTCCCATAGCACGGCTGCGTAACCTTCAACGCACTGGATAATTCCCTTGCGGCCACAAGCGTTACATACAACGTCATCATCCTCCCAAAGCCGCCGTGCATCACCTTTCCTTGTCGTCACGGTGGCCTTTTTGTTTCCGCATTTGCACTTATTAAGCCATCCGATTTGCAAGCTTCTGAATGGTGGTTTCTGCGCCTCATCCGGCAGGCGTAGCGCCGGGACGGGCGGCGTTGTTAACGACGCGAGCGCGATTTCCATCAGCTCGACCATGTAGCGCATATTGGGATTCGATTCTGATGCAGCCTTCCAGCGCTTAATCTCAATTTTGCACAGGCCAGCCAGCGCCTTTCTCTGCTCTTCCGTATATGCCTGCATCACTCAACCTCCACGCCGGGCTTAAGAATGAAGCCGTGCCAGTCATCAGCAAAGCCTGATAAACCTCGGTCGGTGATGCTAGGCATGTACACGTCTTGTGTGTAGTGCCCCTCATCACTACTCACGTCGCTAATATCTTCGCCGTTATAGCCATAAACTGTTTCCAGAACGGTATAGAATTTACCGCCAGCATTCTTGAAGTCTTTGAAAGCCTTTTCAAATCGCTTCCATGCTTTTGCCTGCTCTGCCGTCAGCTCAACCATTTCTTGCAGTGATTTAGCCATCACTCACCACCCTTACCGGCGCGCAGCTGCCCGGCCAACTCTTCTGCATCGAGCATCAAACGCTCCAGGGCGATGGTGCTGTCCAGATCGCTGGCGGCGGAAAGTTGCTTACTGGCGAACATGATGACGCCTTCTGTGCGAACTGAGTTGAGGTAGGCGTCAGTGGCTGGTGTTTCTGAATTTGAATGCCAAAGTTTATTCGCTACAGGTCCATCATAGGCACCATCACTTTCGTATCCGCGCAGCTCTTCTGAGAGCACATCGTTCATGGTCTTGATGGTCGCGTTCTCCGTCGCCAGCACATCACCACGCACAATTGCGCAGTCCAGACGGGTAGCAAGATCGGAAACCAGCTTTGCCATATCCAGCAGAGGGCTGGCTGATCCCAGGGCTTTTGCCAGCTGGTGGCCGGCAGCGACTAATTCTTTATTGGTTGCTTCGGTTTTCATGCTGCTGGCCCTCAGTGAATGGTGATGCTGCGGTTCATTTCCTCAGCCATACGCTGAGCTTTAATCGGGTTGCTGACCAGTTCGCCATCGGGAGCTATCCAGCCTCGCAAAAGTTTGGAGTAGGGGAAGATGATCACGCCTACCCGGATATCGTCGTCAGGCTTTTGCATGATGGGTTTCCCATAATGTTTTGAAGCGTTGAAGAAAGAGGATGCGAGCCTGGCGTGGATTTAACGGTGCCACGATGAATGGCGCAGGTTCGATGCCTTCCAGAATCGGCCAGGTAGTACCGTCATCCAGATCAAAGTCCCGGCGTTCTGTAGCGAGCATCACCAGATCAGCGTGTTTAACCACCGACGACATTTGACGAGGAAGGGCGTATTTCTGGCGAATTACGTGATCCACATTCGATTCAATATCGCGGTAATCAGGCAGCAAGCCTTTCAGCGGCGCGGCGATGTCGTTGCAATAAGCTTCAGCCGCATCATGCATCAAAGCTTCGAAGGCGAATTCAGCCGGAACGATGTTGCTGCAATGAAACGCATGCTGCGCCACGCTGTAGAATTCATCCAGATGGCCGGTAAAGCGGCAGATATTGGAAAGAGCGCAAGCGATATCTTCAATGCAAACTGCATCAGCGGAAGCGTTCAGGTAGTTAAAGTGCTTTCCGCTGTTGGTATAAATCCAGGACATAATTTTCTCCACACGTTTTATTTTCTGCTGCAACAGGATGAATAGGGGAACTACAGACGCATCGGCATAACGACGATCTGTGCTTTTTCATAAGGTGAATTAATTTCAATCAGAGAGCCCGAAGTGCTGCCATTCGGTTTGATATGAATAGCTTCGAATTTCGGGTTATAGAGCTTTGCCACCTTTTCGACATCGGCCAGATATTTGGCGTTGAACCCAATCTCGGTTACGGCAACGTTGTCTTTTGGGATGACCCTATTACAGTCCGGGTACTTGCCGTCTACAATTTCGCAAAGGCCGAGATTGATGCGCTGTTCAAAGCTGTCGAAATAGGTTACGACGCAGCTCTCTGTATCGATTTCAGCTTTTTCGAACCGGGTGAATTTCGGACCCTTCAGGCGCACAATGATGTTTTGCTCAACCGCATCCGTTTGATGCTCACCAATGAACAGGCGATGCCCGTCAGTTGCATAAAGTTTTTTGTCCGGTGCGAAGCACATACCAATCAGGTAGTAACGCGGGTCAGTTTTTGCCTGGAACAGCAGTGCTGAAAGCATCGCTGGTTTGCTAAGAGTTAAAATCATTGTTCAAATATCTCCACACGATTTTTGATTGCATGAATCCCTTGCCAGTGACGGCAATAAAAAACTGAGGGATTCGCTTAAAGGGCTGGTGGGTTACTGCAATAACCCACAGCCGGATTTCTCCACACCGAAAGAGGGTTGCGGTGCCGGGTGCCTCCCGGTGCTCTGGCCGAACTGGCAAGCTCCAGAGCGGTGACTTCTAGACTCATAGCATCGCACGATAGTTACGATGCCAGTTCTCCGCGTGCGCTAGCCGCATTCACCACAACGGAAAGAGCACTGCTTGATTAATGGCTATAAGGCTTCAAGGTTTCTCAGGCCCGCCTTAACACCGCACCTGCTCCAGCTCATGCAATGCTCTTACCTGTTGTGTGCTGACCTCCCAGCCAGCTTGGTTCGGGTAACACGCAATCACGTGGTTTACGAACTGGCAGACTTTTACGGTGCTGCCCCCGCTTGTTGTGTTCACAGGCCTATGCGATTCCCCGCCGTTCCATGGGTTCCTGTAGGCCATGTTGGCGCTTAGCGCCGAACTGTTCCGCATTACCTGAACCTCCACAACGGAGAGAGCACTGTCAGAATGCCGCTGGCGCTATACCCGCCTTTGGCCAATGCTCTTTCCTGTTGTGAAAAAGAGGGCGGTTTAATCAGAATGGGTAACTGAAGAAACCGCCAAACAACACAGCGTCATCCATCAAAAAACCGGCTTCGCTGCCGGGCTATCGACACAGCACTCCAACAACACGATCCCGCCGTCACCATCGCAAACCAGCTCGGCGTCTGGGAACAGGTACAGAAAGGTGATCAGTTCCCAAAACTTGGTGTTGGCCATCTGCTTCGCGATGTTCATCTACAAATCCGTTAGGTAACCGTTCTTGAGAGAAACAATAAAACGATTATGCATATAACGCAAGTACTGAAATGCGTTATTTGCAAATTATAGATGTTAAAGACGCAAAAAAGCCCGGCTTTACCGGGCTGATTATGCAAAGGAGGGAGTTATCCGTGTCGCTTAAAAGACTGTGACTGGCTGATCATTACTTTGCCAAAAATGTAAAAGCGATGCTCATTTGACGCATCAATAAACCAGTCACGGTATCGGGTGTTATCGGAAATAACGACGATTTTATCAGGAACCATCTGGAGGCGCTTTATGTGTATTTTCCCATCAAAACCAAACACATAAATACCATCTCCATCAAACTGATTAATGGAAATATCGACAAAGACCAGATCGCCGGGCTCTATGGTCCCTGACATGCTGTCGCCACGAACGTTAACCATCTTTACAGTGGTCTCGGGCTTACCGCCAAAGAAGTTTTTGGCATGCTCAGTGTTGTACTCAATAGAGCGGATGACATCGATGATGTCACTACCAACAAACGCTCCTGGGCCAGCACTTACATTTACATCAAGCAAATCCACACGATACACATCCCCCCCGTGTATAACCTTAACCATATCCTTACTGTTATTATATACAGTATTTTTTGGATCGGAGGGAATAAATAATTCACCGAGGCTCACATTTAGTGCATTCGCTATTTTATTAAGCGATTGCTCGGTAAAGGATTTTTGCTTTCCTGTCTCAAGGCGTGAAATGTTTGCCTGATCGACGCCTACAGCATCAGCCAGATCGTTCATTGTCAGTCCTCGCGCAAGGCGAAGCTCTCTGATTCGGTTTCCTATGTTCATGTGCCTATTTAATGGCTGGTTTGCATGAAACGCAAATTAACTTGCGCAATCCGCTAGCTTGCAATAATATGCGAATTACGCAATTAGGGAGGTTAAAAATGTCTTCACCGCTAAGAAACTTGCGCAAAGCGCAAGGCAGAACACTAAGCGAAGTTGCTGGTGCCATCCATCTGGATGTAGGGAACCTGAGCCGTATTGAACGCGGTCTGCAGGTGGCCTCACTGGATGTAGCAGAGCGCCTGGCCTTGTTCTTTAAGGGCGAAATTAGCGAGTTGGAAATCCTTTATCCCCAGCGCTACCTGACCAGCACCGAAACTTTAACAGCTACCTCATCAGTAGCGAAACCACAGTAAAGAGGAGTAAGCCGTGGGTAAACCTGAATGGCAAATCGAAAAGCAGCCTGCCTGGCTTGTTGTTGCGATCAAGAAAACCATCACAAGCCTTCCTGACGGTTATGCGGAAGCAGCTGACTGGCTCGGGATCACTGAGAACGCGCTGTTTAACCGTCTGCGCCTTGAGGGGGATCAGATATTCCCGATGGGCTGGGCGATGGTGTTGCAGCAGGCCAGCGGCACGAAATACATCGCCGACGCAGTATCACGGCAGTCAAACAGCGTGAATGTCCCGATGGTGGAAATTGAAGATGTTGATAACGCTGACATCAACGAGCGCCTGATGGAGTCGGTTGAGTGGATCGGCAAGCATTCAGCATATCTGCGCAAAGCCACAGAGGATGGCGTGATTGATGCGGCTGAAAGGGAGCAGATTGAGGAGAACAGCTATCAGGTAATGGCTAAGTGGCAGGAGCATCTGACGTTGCTGTATCGCGTTTTTTGCCCGCCAGATAAGGCGAACGCCCCAGGTTGCAGCCCGGAGCGTTCTGTAGCGACCAAATCACTTGGTGTGGAGAAATAATCGCATGGTCAATTTAAACAGATTCCATCCTGTTACGCAATTTAGGTGCCTGCCGTCGGCTGGTGGCCGTTTTAGTCAGGAGCCGCTGCGGTATGTGCTTAATGTACCCGGATGCAGCGAAGAGGTGAACCACAGCTTTGTAGAGTGGGCTGTGGGTGAGTCACACCGTCAATTAGGGTTAACGAAATGCGCGAACTCAACCGAAGGTTTACAGACAAGCGCGGCGTCGTCGTCCGTGTCGTTCGGTGGGAGCCTGAAACAAACCGCGTTATCTACTTGCGCGACAACTACGAGCATGGCGAGTGCTTCAGCCCACTTGACCAGTTTCAGCGCTATTTCAGGGAAGTAGGTGCAGACCATGAGTTTACTCCTGAAAGTTAAGCCGCTGGTTATCAGTCCTGTTCTGGCATGCCGAATCGGCCTGAATGAAGCCATAGTGCTTCAGCAAATCTGCTACTGGTTGGAAGACACTACATCTGGCGTTGATCATGACGGTCGTCGCTGGGTTTATAACACGATTGACGAGTGGACCGAGCAGTTTCCGTTCTGGTCAGAAAAGACAGTTAAAAGGGCGCTTTCTTCATTGAGAGGCATGGGGCTTATTTATGTCGAGCAGCTGAAGAAAACCCAGCATGACCGCACTAATTTCTATGCGATTAACCACGCAAGCCCACTGCTTTCCGATGGGGACAATTTGACCCCATCGAAGAGGGCAATTCGTCCCGCTCGAAAAGGTCAATCCGTCCCCATGGATAAGGTCAATCTGAACCCATCCACCGGGTCAACTTGGGCCGCTCTTACAGAGAATACAACAGAGATTACTACAGAGAGTACAACAGGTAATTCTTGTCAGGTTGCTGCGCAACCCGACCGCGATGTTGAAATGACAGATAACGCTAAGAAGGTTCTGGCTCACCTCAACATGATCACCGGCGCCAAATTTCAGGTGAGCAAATCATCTTTGGAAAACATTCGCGCCCGCCTGGCAGAAGGCTATGAACTCAGCGAGCTGTTGCTGGTGGTCGATTATAAAAATGCCCACTGGCAGAACACTGAACAGGCTCAGTACCTGCGCCCGGCGACTCTGTTCATTCCAAAAAATTTCCCTGGCTATCTCCAGTCGGCGACCAAGTGGGATAAATCAGGGCGTCCACCATGCGTAAACGGCAAATGGCAGCGCGATGTAATGCAAATGCCCAGCGCTAATTACGAAATTCCCGATGGCTTCCGTAGCGCTTAACAGGAGACGCAATGATGAATACTGAGCAAATGATTCTGGCGTACCTGAAAGAGCATCCAGGCCTGACGGCTTCCGAACTGGCGGAAGGGATGAAGGCGAACGTGCGGACTGTACGCGAAGCGGGGAAAACGCTGGTGACGATGGGTGAAGTCTACCTTGACATGAAATTTCGCTATTACCTGGTTGAAGAGGCTACGGCTGTTGACGCCGAATACGCGCGCTTGAGCAAGCTGGCTATGTCTTTACAGGCTCGCAACTGCTGGAGCCGCGCGGCAACCGTCTGGCTGAACGCGATGGACGCCACGGCTAAGCCTCGTTTCCGTGACCAGGCTGTAGCGCGCCGTCGTATGTGCATGCAGAAGGCCAAAGCCTCAAGGCCGAAGCCGAACGCAGACGCGTGGGGTGGAATCTGATGAAAGTCCATGTACTGCGCCACTTCGAGCGCAACGTAATTTTTTATCAAAGCATTCGCACTGCGGCCCTGATGAGCGCCGCGCTGATCGTTACCCTGGCTTGGGAGCTGGCAAACAAATGACTAACTTAGCAAGAATTTACGACAACAAAGCGAAGACAGAAACCAACATTACAACCCGCAAAACCTACCTGCTGGGCGTCGATGAGCTGTATGTCGAAAGTGGTTACAACATTCGGGAGATTGACCAGACCCACGTCGAAGAATTCCGCGACGCCTTTATCGCTGGTGAGCATGTGCCTCCGCTCGCTGTGCAGGTCACTGAGCAGGGCATTAAGATCATCGACGGTCATCACCGTTATCACGGTGCGAAGCTGGCTAAAGAGGCTGGTTATGACATCCGTCTGGAGTGCAAAGACTTTGTGGGCAGCGAAGCAGACCGCATCGCCTTCATGGTCACAAGCAGCCAGGGCCGCGCGCTGGAACCGCTGGAGCGTGCAGCAGCCTATCAGCGCATGATGAATCAGGGCATGGAACCTGCAGAAATTTCGAAGAAGGTGAAGCGCTCCATTGCTGACGTAGAACATCACCTGCAGCTGCTGACCTCCGGTGACGAGCTGATCGCCATGGTGAAAAACAAAGAGGTGGCCGCGACTACCGCCGTAGCGCTGGTTCGCGAGCATGGTGTGAAAGCAGGCAGCGTAGCAAAAACGCAGCTGGAGAAGGCGAAGGCGACTGGCAAGAAGAAGCTGACCAAAGCTGATGCTATGCCGCAGTTCAGCGCCGCGCGCGCCCGTCGGCTGGTCGAGCTGTTGTGCGACGCTCAGAACGGCGAAACCGATGAAGGGCACATGGTACTTTTTATCGACCAGAGTTGCGTTGAAGAAGTTATGTCAATCATCGCCGAATACCGCTCAGGCATTCCTGTTAACGCGTCGCAGCCTGCCGTAAACGCTGATAGCCAGTATGACGAAAACATGCCGCTGACCCGCGCCGGTATCATTGAGCAAAGCGGTGTTGAAGTATGGGCCTGCGCAGCTGCGATGTTTGGCGACAAGGATATTTACCCGTTTAATGAATCGCGCTTCGCCCATACCTGGGCGGCAGACTCATTTGATAACCCTACGGTAGTTGTTGTGCCCGCTGAGATCATTGCCAAAGCGCAGCGCCTGAAGCAGAAGAAGCTGGAGAACGCGGAGCTGAAAGCATGGGTTTCCGCTCAGTATCCTGACCTGGACGATGCGCAGGTAATGGAGAAGTTCAACCGCTTCAGCTCAGTAGCGATAGAGACCCGTCTTAATACGGAAATGACCATGGCAGAGTTTATCGCCCTGGTGGAGCGTGCCGATAAGGCAACATGGGAAAACATCCGCATGCTCCGCGCCGCTGTCGCCGAACTGGCGGGACAGATGACGATCCCAGATATGGGAGAAACTGGATAAAGTTAATTCTGCCGTTTCCGATAATGTACGATTAGTGATAGTTTTCCAGTCTGCATTTTAGAAATTAGCGCCTTCGGGCGCTTTCATGTTAAAACAAAGGAACTCAAAATTTTGGTTTCTTAGTAGAGGGGGAATGATGTACTGGTTTTAATGTTTTCTTGCCTTTGCTTAATGAAATCGAAGCGTCGCAATATACATATGGAAAATGCGTTTCATCGTTTGCGAAATGTTTCGATTCATCTTGGCAGAAGGCACAATGTTCTAGAGATGAGAATTTCCTAACCGCTAATGAAAATGCCTGATTCGGTGTGTAAAAACTACCAATAAAGGTACGGCAATCTGAAGCGGGCAAATGCTTGCAGTCTTCGCAATGTAAAAGGAGGTTGTTTGACCTGTCCTTGCCAACGTAGTATTTCAATGGTTTTAACATATAATCACCTAATTGCTGTGTGAGTCTTTATAAATTTCAAAGATAAAATAACTATATTAATATTGTTGTGACTGCAGAAGCGAGTATTTTGAAATCGTTTTACATTTATAATTTAGTGTATTTAATGATATTAAAGTCGGAGCATCTTACTTCAGCCTCATATTCACTTTGACCTTGAGAGCGAATCAAAGTGAAAGGGACGATGACCCTTGTGCCTTGTTTACCAATCGTTTCATTATGGAAGAGGATGGAATCAAGCGTAATAAATTCCTCTCCAAATAAGCTTTTATCATGCCTGGCTAATAAGTCTCTTTCGACATTAGATACTGCATTGCTTGTATTTATAGTTGCACATGAACTAATTTCATTAATTGCGCTTTGCTTTTTCGAGTAAGCGTTAATACCCCCTAAAAGAAAAAAAACACCCAGTACTGCTAAAGCTCCAACCTTCAAGTCCTGACTCATATTAAAGTTCCCTCTGTTAATATGTGGCTATTTTCAAGCATGACTCAAGATTAAACAAATATTTTTTTCACAGAACATATGCTCTAAGCTAAAGTGATAAAATTAAAAAAATAGCGATAAGCTGGAATTGATGATTTTTACATTTCCATTTTTAGATACATGTGAAATAAACTAACAGTTAATAAATCAAAAAAATTGAACCTAGCGTGCAATGTTCTTCAGTGTAATTGCTTGATCCTTGGAATTTCCGTTAGTTAAAGCCTTCATTAGTTAATGTTTAATTTTTTTTAGTTTAGCAAGAATGGTACTAGTTGAGTTAAAATACACACGTTGCATAATATTATGTATTCAAAAATTCAGCACTTTTTGGTAAGTGGCTCGGTCAGGTAACCCTTGTTTTGAAGAATGAGCGTCTTGATTAAGGTATAGCCTTGTTGCCTTAGGACGTTGGCTTCGCATATAAAAATCGGTGAATACACTTAAGTCGTGAAATTTATTTTTGAGCCGTTATGATGGATAAGCCGGTAGACGTTTGCAGACGCTACCGGCAAAGGTTGGTCCCGTTCATTTGCAGATGAGGGGGCGGGACCGGATTAAAAATGGTGTGGAGAAGAAAATATGCCTAATCAGGTACTGGGCGCAGATGCGTCTGGCGTTAATCCCGTTGTTATATCTTCGAACGCTTCAGTCAGCGTTCCCGTTCTCATGTACCGCGATCAGCGGGTAATCACGACAGAGCTGCTGGCTAGAGGCTATGGCACTGACGAAGCCAACGTTCGTAAAAACCTTTCTCGCAACGCTGGCCGTTTCTTAGAAGGCGTCCATATATTCACTGTAGAGGGCGATGATCTCCGCGATTTGCGAGTGACTAATAGTCACGCACAAATTTCATCCAAAGCCAGAAGCCTGACGTTATGGACTGAGAAGGGCGCGGCGCGGATGTCCAAGATTGTGGATACCGACGAAGCCTGGACATTCTTTGAGAGACTGGAAGAGAGCTACTTTCACCTGCGAGATGTTCACGGCGTGATGCTGCCAGACATGAACGACCCGATTAAGCTAGCGCGAGCGTGGGCTGATGCCATGGAGGCGAAACAGCAGGCTGAAGTGCTTACCCATCGACAGGCGCAGTATATCGATCACCTTGAGAACCTGTTTAGCGATGGGCTTTCCCCTGTCCAGTTCTGCAAACGTCTGAATGGCGTTAACGTCAGCAAGGTAAGCGCGTTCCTGCAGGATTCCAACTGGCTCTATGACGACAACCCTAACGGGAACCATGCGCACTGGCGCGTACGCTCTCAGGCGCGTGATAAATACCTTACAGAAAAGAGTAGCCAGATAAACCCTTCGTCGGCGGCCAGCTTCACCAGCTATCAGCCCGTTCTGCTGCGCGAGGGCGCAGTGTGGCTTTATCGCCGATACCTCAAAGGGCAACTGCCAATGAAACAGTCCTGGAATGGCGAATACACCCATGACAAAGAACTGGCGGGCAATGCATGAGGGCGCTTCTCACACCTGAAGTGGCTCCGCGTACCGGGATAGTCCTGCTTAAGCCAGGCTCAGAGCTGATGAGCCTGTTTCGTGGCCGCGTACTCATCAGCACGCCGCCTGGCGATATGGCTGACCTGCCATCAGGCAAAATCAACGATGGTAATCAGCCGCTGCTGGACGAGCCACTGCTGGCTTCATTCTTCCGCCATGAGCGCGTTATTGCTGCCGCTGGTGGTTTTCCTGATCTCACTGTCTGGGCCGGGAAGATAAACGCATGCCAATGCGATGACGGCGATGGATTTCACTTTCACGAAATAACTACGTTAGAAACCGAGCAGGGCGTGCTGTCACTCTGTTATCACCATGACAACAAGCTGCGCAATAACGGCGTACCCGGCGAAATGGAAGAAGTTGCCGCCGCGAACGTTGCAGCGTGGATCATTCACAGCGCCTGTCTTGACATGGGCCTGCATGCTGACCACTCCCTGACGTTGCCTGAGCTGTGCTGGTGGGCATCCATCAAAGACGTTATCGACCTGATCCCCGAAGCGCCAGCGCGCCGCGTTCTAAAGATGAAAGCTGAACAGGTCGCTACCGGCACGCTGAAAGAGTCGCTGATAGCGCCTGAACGTCCAGGCCGTGAGGTATTGCAGGACGCTGGGGAAACAGTGAAGAAGGTCATCAGCCTGATTGCAGACCCGGAGTCACCAGAATCATTTATGCTTCGTCCAAAGCGTAAACGCTGGGAAAGCGAGAAATATACGCGCTGGGTTAAGTCACAAAAGTGCGTGTGCTGCGGTAAGCAGGCAGACGACCCGCACCACATCATCGGACACGGGCAGGGAGGAATGGGAACGAAGGCGCATGATTTATTTGTGATGCCGCTTTGCAGAGCGCATCACGATGAACTGCACCGGGATATGTTGGCCTTTGAAGAAAAATACGGCAGTCAGATAGAGCTGCTAATCAGGTTCCTCGATTACGCGATTGCAGTCGGCGTTATCAGGTCAGATAAAAAATAAATGGTGTGGGGAAGGGTTAGCATGAAAATTGAATCAGCATTAAAGCATTTCAGCCCAAAGACAATGAACATCAGCGATACCTCGCGCGCGACCGCTTCTGATGCGCTGACGGGAACAGACGTCATGGGAGCGTTCGGTATGTGCCAGTCAAAATCCCCGCTAGGCGTGGCTGCTGTTCTCGCAAAAGCAGGCATAGGTGAAGAGGATAAGGCTCGGGCAGTTGATTTTCTGATGGAGCATGCGCGAAGAACAGTGCCAAGACTTATCGTGAAAGCTGCAGGTAAAAAGCTTCTGCCATGCCTGAAGGTAATGTGTCAGCTGGCGTTCGAGGAATATACACGGTCGGCTGCTACCGAGCATGCCTGTCCAGAATGTAACGGGCGCGGCGTAATAAACTTTTTGGCGAATGTAATGGTTCACCCTGGCTGCGGAGAGAAGACCGCAGCAAAATACCGCGTCGATACGGTAGAAGAGAAATGCGTGACATGTCACGGCAAGGGCGTTATTAGCGCGCGCTGTCGTTGTAATGGCTCAGGGCGTGTGAGAGATATTGAAAAATCTAAAATGCTCGGTGCAATCGTAGAGAAAGAGTGCGATCGTTGTAGCGGCATTGGTTTTCGCAGGAGTACCGGCACTAAGGCTTTCAAAGTTATTAGCCATCATTTGCCAGACCTGCATGTCCGTACATGGACCAGAAACTGGAGGCCATTCTTTGAATCGCTGGTGGTTAAACTGGAAGCTGAGGAAAGCCATGCTGACACGATCTTCAAAATAGTGACAACGCACAGCGACATTGCAGCTGCTGGTGAATTAGCAAAGCACGTAAATAAATAGATTGATTTTGTCCGAAAATGGATTAATATCTCTCTCATGGTGGGCGTACTGCATACAAAACACCACCACCCGCAAAAAGAACCCTGCCGACCGGCGGGGTTTTCTGTTTTAACTTCCACACAATACCAAAGGCGCTTACCGCTACATGCCACCAGCTATGATGGCGTGCGCACTGTGCTGCAAACACGAAGAGCCTTTCATATTGTGGAGAGCGCAAATTTAAAATTTACCGGTTTTGAAATTGCGACCATTAAAGAATTCACCCTGTGCCGACGGGCAAGGTAGTTACCGCGATTTGCGTCAGGGTGTTTATTAATTAAGGCTCGCTTTGGCAAACTCTAATTTCCTGAAGGTGAAAAATGATCGCAGTTATGTTACTCCTCGCATTTATTGGCGTTAGTTGCCTTCTGGCATGCAAAGCAGTTATTCAGACTGCCTACTTCAAAGATGGGCATGGCGATAAGCCGGCCAGTGACTGATTAAAATTCATCTCAGCCTATCCAGTCGCCGCAACTTTTACGCGTTAGCTCCATACACAACGCTGTAATATGTGGACCGAGTTCCACACATAACCAAATCACAAGAGGTCGCCTATCGGCGGCCTTTTTCATTTCCGCGCCACGCTCGGCGCATTACACCACAGAGCCTTTCAGGGGTGAGCCAGAGTGATGGTCAGTGTGACTATCTCTGTGGGCTGACTACTCCTGAGCGCTGGCTCACCCGCTAAAAGGAAGGTCACTATGTTTGGTTTCGGTAAAAAAGCACGTAAGGCAGTCAGTGATATCAAAAAGTTTGAGAAACGCGATCTGGCTCAGGCTGTAGTAAACGCTGCGTATCTGGTGGCATATGCGGATGGCGAATGTGAAGCCTCTGAGAAAGCGAAGATTGAGCAAGTGCTTCGTAATCAGCCAGCTCTGGCGGCATTCACTTCTGAAATTAACTCTATCAGCGCCACGATCGTCGGCCAGCTGGACACCAATTTCAAAATCGGCCGTCGCGCCGCACTTCGTGAAATCGAAGATGTTAAACACGACACGCGCGAAGCAGAAGACGTGCTTGATGTCGCCGTAGCGATCGCTGAAGCCGATGGCGAAGTAGAGCCCGAAGAACGCAAGGTGCTGGAAGAAATTGCCAACGTTCTCGGCCTGCGTCTGGAAAACCATCTGTAATGGCCCGGCTGCGCTGGCTGGCGATAGCTGTATTGCTGTTTCTGGTTGTCGCCATCGACTTTACCAGTCGAATGATGTCTGTCCTGGCTGATGGCGCGATCATCTGTGTCGTGATTGCACTCCTGTGGCCGATCGTTAAAGCCACCAAATAGCTTTGTGCAAAAGGCATCTTCGGGTGCCTTTGACAGAAAGAATTCTAATTTGCCGGAATTTCCGGCCCTCTTTTGGCGTCCTCCCGAAACCTTTGATATTTCCCCGTTGCTGTGTGGGGAGGATTGCCATTTTCTATGACTACGAACGGCACCGACCAAATCGGGAGGTGAGTATGAGTATTGATATGAGCAAACTTGCATCTGGCGTTGCCTACGGCGCGTCTGCCGGTACGGTAGCCAACGGGTTGCTTACACGGCTCAGTCCTGACGAATGGAGTGCTGTTGGTGTCATCGCCGGTATTGTCGTCGCACTACTGACGTTCGCCATTAATGTTTATTTCAAACGGAAAGTATCTCTGGCGCAGATAAAGGCGCTTGAAGAGCGTGGCTACATTTCTTCCGACAAACTGGGCGAGGAATAATCATGGCTACCTCAACGAGCCTGCGCAACAAGCTGGTTGCTGCCGCAGGTGGCGGAGCCATGCTTATCGCTACGCTATTCCTCGGCGGTAAAGATGGGGTTGAAGGTCGCGTATACGATCCTTACAAGGATGTAGCTGGCGTCTGGACAGTCTGTGATGGTCATACGGGAACAGACATCATAAAGGGTAAGAAGTATACAGACCGCGAATGTGACCGCCTACTGTGGAACGATCTAAAACCGGTAAAGAAAACGGTCGATAGCCTGGTCAAGGTTCCGCTTAATGAATATCAGCGCGCTGCGCTCTACAGCTTCACCTATAACGTTGGCTCCGGCGCATTCTCTAAATCAACATTGCTTAAGAAACTGAACGCAGGCGATCAGGATGGTGCATGTGAAGAATTGCGCCGCTGGGTATATGCCGGTGGTATGAAGTTTCGTGGCCTGATGAATCGCCGCGACATGGAGCGTTCAATGTGCCTGGCGGAAGGTCCAAATGACATTTAGCTGGCGAATGCTGATTATCGGCCTGCTGCTGGTAATGCTGGTAGCGGTTTGTCGGGTGGCTTATTTCTATCATGGTAAATACGCTGCCGCCGACAGCCTGGCTACCGAACGTCTGCAGACCATTGATGACATGCAGGTGCGACAGCGTGACGTTGCAGCGCTCGATGCGAAATACACAAAGGAGTTAGCTGATGCGAAAGACACCATTAGCGATCTGCGTCGGGATGTCGATTCTGGCAAGCGCAGGCTGCAGCTCAACGCAACATGTGAGAAGCAACCCACCTCCTCCGGCAGCGTGGGCGATGCAACCACCGCCCGACTTAACGACTCCGCTCAACGGGATTATTTCACCCTCAGAGAGCGAATCAGCACCATCACCGGGCAAGTGAGTTATCTGCAGCAGTACATAAATGAGCAGTGTCTGAAGTGACCATCACAGGGCATATTCAAGCAGGGCGAACGATGATGTGTACCGAAGCGGGACTGATACAACTTTGCAAATTATATCGTGATTAAGGCCTAAATCAGGCGTACGGTGAGAATTCACTCTCAGCCGGACATCCATCATGGAAACTGGTTTCTACTGGGTAGGCGATGGTGTAGCAGAACCTCTGGTATGGTTCTGGTACGAAGGTTCTGGTTTTTACAAACCAGCCAGTTCGCTCCCCGTTACGATGCAACAATTCACCGCATCAGGACTTAAAGTCGTCAGCGAAAAGCTTAAAGAACCGGAGCTTAAGAGAACCGTCTGAGGGCGGTTTTTTTACTTTCATCACAGGGCGCATTTGCGAGTGACCCGATGATGAATCCACCGACAAGGGATAACGGTTAGCCACGCTGTGAAGCCTTAATGCTTAAAATAAGCCCGCATTGCGGGCTTAGCGGAGTGTTCACTCAGGCGGGAATTCTGCGTTTAAGGTGGCAATTAAAGATTCTTTTGAAATGCCACGAATGTGATTCCATTCATCTCTTCTTGCAGGAAGAAAAACTTCAAGCATACGACGGTAAGAGTTAACCTTCTCTATATGAGAGTTTTTAGTGAGTTCATCTGATCCAGAGAACCTACCCATTTTCTGAAGCATACGGCCGATAGACATAAATTCGCCTTCGTTGTTTCCATCAAAGCCGGGAAATTCAAGAGAATTTTCCTCGCTAAAAAATCTTACTTTTGATCCAACATCAGCTTTATCTTCAGGGCTAAGTTTTTTATAGGTATCACCTAAGATTCCGTACATATCATAAGTATCGACGAAGAATTTTACTTCTCGTGGATTGTTCACTCCCGATGAAAGGTGTTGGTATTCCCAATCAATCGCCCAATAATTTTCTGAGGTAATAGCCTCTTCTATGATGTCTGGGTCGTAGCTGTGCTTGATGCCAAGGGCTCGGTAAACATCGCAAAGCATCAATATTTGAAGTTTTTCTTGCTGAGTGTATTTCATGACTTTGTCCTAGAGGTTGCGCCAACGATAGGCAAATCAAATATCCAGCATCCAAAGCAATTATCAAGCATAAATTAAGGATTCATTATGGCAACACCAGATTGGGAGGCCATCGAGCTCGCCGGGAAGCAAAAAGCTGGTTTGCAGCAGTACATCAAAGAGCAGTGTAATTTGTGAATAAATGCTGTCGCAAAAAAGAGAAATGATAATTAATCTATACCCTCATTTATGAGGAGTATGTGTGATGAGCGAAGAGCTGGAAGAGGTGTGGGAAGAATACAGCATCCCATGCATAGAGTGCGAAGATCGTCTTGTAAAGGTAACCATTCCCTTGGGTGACCTCAACGAAGATGATCCGGATGACATCGAAGTAATTCGAGATTGCGCATATGAAAACAAGATAATGATTGATGTATGTGGACGCTGTGGCAGTGACAATTAGCCACTAACTAAGCCGCCCCTCCGGGCGGTTTTTTATTTTGTGCTAAAAACTGCATTCACTGAGTTCAATTTTCAGCACAAAAACAATGAATCATCGGCTGGTGGTCTCACCATTGCCGAGGGTTAAACACATCCAGCCAGCAGGAAACTCTGATGAGCAATAAAATCGGCCCTTTGCATATTGTGATTTGTGACGATGGCTATCAAGCCATGACCAATGGCGGGCAAGCAAATTACACCCTAAAAGGCACCCCCATCTCAAGGTTCGGTGATCTTGAGCGCTTGCCTGAAAGTATTCAAATCACAGACCGCCGCTCACTGCCATCTGCCATCAATGTATCTGCCGCTTCAGCTCTGTGGGGAGCCAAGGTGGAATGGGAGTGGCCGAAGGAAGCTGATAACAACTGGTATGCAAGAGTCCGCGCTGAATACAGCGATGGCGAAGAGACAACGTATCAGGGTGGTAAAGCCCAGCACCCCAATTGCACTTACCAGGTAACAGGCGTTCCGGCAGGAAAAGAAATTACCCTGACGGTTACGCTGCACGACGGTAGCGGTAAATGCTCCAAGCCAATCCAGCTGAGTGCCAAATCATCAGATGATGCAGGCGTTATCCTGAGCGATATTGGGCAGCTTTATATTCGTAACGGACAAGCATTTATCAATGATGCGCTGATGAATCCGGATTGTATCAGCCACTCTGTTAGCATCAATGTTGGCGTGAATACAGGGAAAGCTCTGGCTGCTGATGAGCACGCGCCTGTAACGCTGGCTGATTGCAAAAAACGGTTTGGTGACAGCGAGCCCATGCCTTTCGGCGGCTTTCCAATGCCAAAGCGTAAGGTCCGCATTATCATTTCCGGCCTTCATGAGTGGAAAGACGGTATTGTCTCTGGCGCTGAAGTTGAGGTAGGGATTTGGCAGAATAATAAGCGAATCCATTGCGAGGTTTTTTCAGGTAAAGCCACCCGGCCTTTCACACGTGAGGTTGAATTAAATGCCTCGTTTGATGAGATCGTGGCAGTGCACAACCGGCCTGACCTGAAAGAGCTGCAAGTATCGGCAGAATTTACTGACATAACGAGCACTGAAGAAAGTGGCAATCGCCTGGCAAAAACCATCAACGAGGAGATTCGCCAGCGCCTGAATAAAGAACTACAGCCGGGCGGATTGCTTTACAAACGATAACCTCCTTCGGGAGGTTTTTTATTGGGGTGAATATGGACGTTGTTATTGATGGCGTGCAATACGCGCCGGTAATTAACCGCGCTTCGAATATTGGCATTGCCATCTCTACCCACAACCGCCACGACGTTTTATCCCGCGCGTTAGATCATCATCTGAAGTTCATGCCGCCCGGCGCGTTGCTGGTGGTTATTGATGACGGGTCAGCAAAGCCGGTTGCAGTACCTGATGGTGTAAAGCTGATTCGCTTTGAGACGTCACGCGGAATCGTTGCGGCCAAGAACGCCAGTCTCGAGGCGCTGATTGATGCTGGCTGCGAGCATTTATTCCTTTGGGACGATGACGCATGGCCCATCGCTGGTGGCTGGGAGCATCCATACATCGAATCGCCTGAGCCGCATCTGGCTTACCAGTTTCAGGACTTTGCGACAGGTCAGAAGCTGAACGACATAGCAGTGCTGTATAGCGACGATAAGCATATCGCATACACCGGGCAGCGCGGCGTGATGCTTTACTACCACCGCAGCGCCCTTGAGAAGGTCGGCGGCTTTGACCCCATCTATCAGCGCGGCATGTACGAGCATTCAGATTTGGCGTTACGGATTCATAACAGCGGATTAACCAGCTGGGCCTTTGCTGACGTTGCCGGATCAAACAAGTTGATTTATTCGCTCGACGAACATCAGGCAGTTGAGCGGTCAGTGCCAAAACCCGATCGCGAAGCTCATGTGAAGCGCAACGTCACCATTCATAACAGGCGCCGGGATGAAGGTTATGCCGGCTATGCCGAATACAGACAGCAGCGCAATGTGGTGATCACTACGCTACTCACCAGCCAGCCCGACCCGCAGCGTGGCAATAAGTTAACGGCATCGCCTGATCTGCTGGCTAAGTGGGCGGCATCAATAAAGGGTGGTAACGCTGTTGTTCTGACGGATGAGCTGACTACTGCACCTGCCGGCGCGCTGCTGGTGGCCGTTCCTGACGCAAAGATGAACGTCTATTTTCGTCGCTGGCTGCATATCTGGCAGCACCTGCGCGATCACCCTGAATATCACTTCGTCTGGTGCACCGATGGCACTGACGTTGAGATGCTGCGCGAACCGTGGGAAGGAATGGAAGATGGCAAGATTTACGTTGGCTCTGAACCGAAGACATATGCTGACCCGTGGGCCACGCAGTGTCACCCTGAAGCTATCCATCGGGCGTTTGTTGCTGACCATCAAAATGATGTGATGCTCAATGCTGGATTGCTGGGAGGCTCACGCGCTGATGTAATGGCAATCGCGCACGGCATTGTACGGCTTTATTACCACCTTGAATCTCTGCGCTTCTGGAATAAAGAAGGCCCAGCCGCAGCTATTGGCGACATGATTGCCTTTGGCATTGTGGCGCATCGTTATAGCGACAGGCTCGTGACAGGGCCCAGCGTGCACACTGTCTTCAAGTCAGACGGGATAGGTAAGGAGTTTGCCTGGTGGAAACACAAATAACGAGAAAGGGGCCATTGTTCAGCCCCTTTTAATTACGATACGCATCAGCTTATATATCGAATCGAATGTTGAATCCTTGCTGATCGCCCAGGCGGCAAAGCTAAAACAACATTCCAGTTTCCAGTCGAAGGGACCGATACGTTTGCAGGAAAGTGAGTGTAAAAGCCGCCATAAGTTCTGCAGCTTTCACCTCTTCTGTATTTGTTGAAGTTAGTGTCATCCATCACTAAGACATTGATTTGATGTGAGCACTGAACTGAAACAATTGTTCCTGCTTGTAGATGTTTTTTGTCATGCAGAAAAGACATTTATTTTCCTTTTCCAGAGGTAATCAGCCATCCCTCATTGCTATGTGCGTCAATGCCCAAAACACGGACGGGCTGAATACTCAACATAACCTTAACTGTAAATCGGCAAAATCCTGATATTCGATCAGTACTTCAAGGAAGCCAGATGCGCGAAGAAATAAAGTTCATCGTTGTCGGCCATCATGCGCGCCGGCATCAGGCAGAACAGCTGGCATGGTCGCTTCATGCGCATCTGCTAATTGACGAAGGTCAGCACGGCGCCAACTGGAATCATCGCCGCGCGCTTCAATGGGCGAGTGAGCAGGCGTGCCGCGTAGTCATTCTGGAAGATGACGCATTACCTGTTGAAGGCTTCAAAGAGAAAGTAGCCGAATGGGTAGAGCGATTCCCCGACGCGATGATCAGCTTCTACCTCGGAACCGGGCGCCCGCCACAGTATCAGCAGGCTATAGCGCTGGAGCTGGTGGACGCAGACAGGTACAACAAAGACCATCTGATGCTGGGACGATTAATTCACGGCGTATGCTACAGCCCGCCGGTTGGTAGCCTGAAGGACATCTTAGATAACTGGGATATTACCAAAGCAGCGGATTACGCTGTCGGTGATGCTTTCGGTTGCGCCATCGTCTACCCGTGCTATTCGCTGGTGGACCATGCAGACCAGCCTACAGTAGAGCGCCACCCTGACAATGAACCAAGGACAGAGCGGCGCAGGGCGTGGCGACTAAATGTTAGAAATTAATCATTCCTGCCTGAGTACCATGGTGAAGCATACCATTCATAAACGGCGTGCTTACGAGACACTTCCTCATCGGAAGGCTCTAATTCGCCATTCAAAATTTTGGCGAAACGATGAAATTCCTGAGACTCATTGTTATGACAAAGAAACTGATGTGCCTCTACAAGCTTGTCTCGTGGAATAACTACCGGAATAGAGTCATGGTCGTGCGTCTTATAAATCATGCACCTCAATGCACGCTGTTTTTCTGAGAACATATTCTCTCCTGATGTTGGCTCAATACGATTTTAAGTTAAGTGCTTTGTGCAATGCACGGTTAGGAGTGTTTTTGACAGGCGAGATTATTTTTGAAAAAACCTCGCATTTATGGCAGCCAGTAGAGAAGGCAGAAGCGGCAAATAAAGGACCATAATCGACAATGGCAAAGCTCAAAACACTTTCACCTCGGCTAGTAACTCACAACGCACAGCGCATTCAGCCATTAAAGGTTGCGGATATTCGTATTACTGGCTGGAAGCTTCAGACTCGCCGTAAGCGACTGTGGTCGGCTAATCCTTGCTGTGCGATGTGCGGCCGTCTGACTGAATATCCTCACGGGTTCGAACTGGATCACAAGGTAGCGCTCTGTAATGGTGGCGAGGACACCGACAACAACTGTCAAATCCTCTGCTGTGGTGAAGATGGTTGCCATCGCAAGAAGACCCGAGACGATCTGAACCGATGATGAGAGTGCCTACCATCATCATTCAACCTGACTCAAACGAGATTCATTCTCGATTGACATTGAAAGGGGTGGGGGGTAGGTCGAAAGTCTGAGGCGATAACGCTAAGAAACTTCCCCCCCTCTCACGCACAGAAAATATCCCCTTTTGGAGGGTGTAAACATGTTAACAGCCCAGAAGCGAAAATTCGCGCTGGCGCTGATTTCTGGTATGTCGAAAAAAGATGCGGCAATAAAGGCTGGGTATTCGGAAAACTCCGCGCGCTCAAAGGGTTCGCAGCTTGCTAAAGACCTGGAAGTCATCGCTTTTATTAGCCGCAAAAAGAAAGAAACAGTTGAAGTTGACGACCTGCCAACGCATGGAAAAAAAGTTAATACCCCAGCGGTAAACACGCCATCTGAATCCCAGCCTGAACCCGTTGCGGAAATCATCCGTACTGCAGGGAAATATGATGATCCACTTGAGTTCCTGAAGGCGGTGATGAATGACAGCGATGAGGATATTGACACCCGAAAAGACGCCGCCAAGGCGATGTTGCCGTACCTTCACAGCAAAAAGGGTGAAGGCGGGAAGAAGGATGCGAAACAGGCTGCTGCTAAAGCGGTCGCAAGCAAGTTCACGGGCATGGCTCCGCCTCAGCTGATTGTGAATAACGGGAGATAGCAATGCTGGAATGGTCCACTGCATGCACCGACTGGGCTAGCAGGCTGGTAAAGCGTGAATCCATCATACCACCGCCCATATTCAGCGACTCCGGAGAGCACGCGCTTGCCATCTTCAAAGAGCTGAGGGTTACGGACCTTCCCGGCAAGCCGACATTCGGTGAGTGCTCTGAGCAGTGGGTTTTCGATTTCGTGCTGGCTATTTTTGGTGGCTATGATCAGCAGACGGGCAATCAGCTTATCCGTGAATACGGCCTGCTCATCAGTAAAAAGAACACAAAATCTACCATTGCGGCAGGAATTATGCTGACCGCACTAATCATCTGCTGGCGCGCTGATGAAGAACACCTGATTCTGGCGCCAACAAAAGAGGTCGCGGACAACTGCTTTAAACCAGCGGCCAGCATGGTGCGTGAAGATGAAGAGCTCTCCGCACTGTTTCACGTTCAGGATCACATCCGCACCATTACACACCGCGTCAACCGCAACAGCCTTAAGGTTGTGGCAGCTGACAGCGACACGGTGTCAGGGAAAAAGGCCGGGCGTATCCTGGTTGAAGAATTGTGGCTGTTTGGCAAGAACGCCAAAGCAGACGCGATGTTCATTGAGGCGCTTGGCGGGCAGGTATCGCGTAACGAGGGGTGGGTGATTTACCTGACCACTCAGAGCGACGAGCCGCCGGCTGGCGTGTTCAAGAAGAAGCTGGATTACTGGCGAAACGTGCGTGATGGGATTATTAAGGACGGCAAAACGCTCGGCATCCTTTATGAGTTCCCGCCTGAAATGGTAGAAAACGAGGGCTTTCGCAATCCTGATAACTTCTATATCACCAATCCGAACATGGGCCGCTCGGTCAGTAAAGAGTGGCTTGATGATGAGTACCGCAAACGTTCACAGGAAGACGAAGGAAGCCTGAGGAAGTTTCTGGCAAAGCATCTGAATGTGGAAATCGGCATGAATCTGCGCGGCGACCGCTGGGCTGGAGCCGAATTCTGGGAGACACAGGCCGATCCGGCAGTCACCTTCAAACAGATTCTGGAACGCTGCGAAGTCATCTCTGTTGGGATAGATGGTGGTGGCCTTGATGACCTGCTGGGGCTATCAATCGTCGGGCGAGACAAAAAAACGCGTAACTGGCTGACGTGGTCGCATGCCTGGTGCCATGAAAAAGCCATTGATCGGCGCAAAAGCGAAGAAAGCAAACTGCGCGATTTTGAGAAGCAGGGCGATCTTACCGTAGTCCGGAAGGTGGGCGACGATGCTGATGAAGTGGCGATGTATGTGTCGCAGGTTTATGAGGCGGGGCTGCTCGACAAGGTCGGCATGGACCCTGCAAGCGTGGGCGTCCTGCTTGACACTCTGATTGAGGCCGGTATCCCACACGAACTGGTAGTCGGCGTAAGTCAGGGCTGGCGCCTCGGTGGTGCATGCAAAACGGCAGAGAGGAAACTGGCAGAGGGCGCGCTGCTCCATGCAGTTCAGCCACTGATGAACTGGTGTGTTGGTAATGCGAAGGTGGTGATAAGCGGCAACGCGCCGCTGGTGACTAAAGGGGCAAGCGGTATCGGGAAAATTGACCCACTGATGGCACTCTTTAATGCCATATATCTGATGGCGCTGAATCCCGCCGCGACCAAAAAAGAATACAGCGTGTTTTTCATTTAGAAATTCCGCTCTCAACGACCCGCTCCGGCGGGTTTTTTCGTTTCTGGAGACATGGAAATGAAGCAACAGCACGCCGTAAGCCTGTTAAAGGTGAAGGCGGTCAATGAGGACACACGGGAAATAACCGGCATTGCCACTACCCCAAGTCCTGACCGTTACGGTGATGTCGTGATGCCTGAAGGAGCTGAGTTTCAGCTTCCTATTCCGCTGTTATGGCAGCACGACCACCAGTCTCCCATCGGCCAGGTGACCAGCGCCAAGGTGACCGCCGAGGGAATTGAAATCAAAGCCACGCTGGCTAAAGCAGATGCACCAAGTCAGCTTGCGGCACGGCTTGAAGAAGCATGGCAGAGCATCCGCCTCGGCCTTGTTAAGGGATTGTCGATTGGCTTCCGGCCTATTGAGTACGCCTATATCGACGAAGGTGGCATCCGTTTCACAAAGTGGGAGTGGTACGAACTCTCTGTTGTGACGGTGCCAGCCAACGCCGAAGGCACGATCCAGACCGTTAAATCTATCGACGAGAAGCTGCGGGCCGCGTCAGGCGTAGTGCAGAACGACTCGAAAAACAGAAAACCCGCTGGCGCTACAGCACCTAAAAATTCTCAGACTAAAGGAATCACTATGAACATCGCCGAGCAGATCAAAACGTTCGAAACCAAACGCGCTACGCTCGATGCTGAGCGCCAGGCCGTCATGTCTAAAGCCTTCGACGAAGGCCGCACGCTGGATGCGGAAGAAGAAGAAAAATATGACGAAGTGACTACGGAAATTAAATCCGTTGACGCGCATCTGGCGCGCCTCCGCGATATGGAGTCGGCCAAAGCTGCGACCGCCCAGCCGGTGCAAAAAGCTGCCGCAGGCACTGTGGTAAACACAACTGACACCCGCGCACCTGCGGTGATTCATGTTGAAAAGCCGCTGGAAAAGGGTATCGCATTTGCGCGTTTCGCCAAATCTCTGGCGGCAGCAAACGGCAGCCGTACCGAAGCGCTGGAAATCGCGAAACGTCAGTATCCCCGTGATGCAAAGCTGCATCATGTCCTGAAAGCCGCCGTGGGTGCCGGTACCACTACCGATCCACAGTGGGCTGGTAGCCTGGTTGAATATCAGGAGTACGCACAGGATTTCGTTGAATTCCTGCGCCCACAGACCATCATCGGCCGCTTTGGTCAGGGCAATATCCCCGCGCTGCGTCAGGTGCCGTTCAACATTCGTATCCCGGCGCAAACCTCTGGCGGCTCCGCTAGCTGGGTTGGTCAGGGTAAAGCCAAACCGCTTACTCGCTTCGATTTCGAATCGATTACGTTCGGTTTCTCCAAAGTCGCAGCCATTGCTGTGCTGACCGATGAGCTGATCCGCTTCTCAAATCCGGCAGCTGACGCGCTGGTACGTAACAGCCTGGCAGAAGCAGTAATCGCCCGCCTTGATGCGGACTTTGTCAATCCGGCAAAAGCAGAGGTTGCTAACGTCTCTCCTGCATCCATCACCAACGGCGCACAGCAAATCCCGAGCGCCGGCAGCCCGGATACCGACAGCACCAATGCCTTCCAGGTGTTCATTGATGCCGGCCTGCAGCCGACTGGCGGCGTCTGGCTGATGTCCAGCACTACTGCGCTGGCACTGTCCAAGCGTAAAAACGCGCTGGGCCAGAAGGAATATCCGGACATGACCATGTTCGGCGGTACTTTCGAGGGGCTTCCAGCGATCGTTTCTCAGTACGTGGGCAATCTGCTGGTGCTGGTTAACGCGCCGGATATTTATCTGGCGGATGACGGCGGTGTTGCAGTTGATATGTCTCGTGAGGCGTCTCTCGAAATGGAGAGCGAGCCTACTGGCGACAGCGTCACTCCGACCCCGACCGAAATGGTTTCCATGTTCCAGACCAACAGCGTGGCAATTCGCGCGGAACGCTGGATCAACTGGAAACGCCGCCGTACTGCGGCCGTAGCCGTAATCACTGGCGTTAACTACAGCGCTAACGCTGGCAGCTAAGGAGAGGCGGGGAGAAATCCCCGCTTTTTTCTATGAAACAGGTCCGTTATCTGAAAAACACCCGCGATGCACATGCGGGTGAAAAACGCTTTCTGCGTGACGATTACGCTGAGGTTCTCCGCTTAACCGGCCATGTTGAATTTATCGGCATCGTCGAGAAAAAGGCAAAGAGCCAGAAAAAGAATTAACGCTCGGGAGAAGCAGCCAATGTTCGGTTTACGCAAAAAGCCAAAGGAAGAAAAGGCGCTTCAGGCTGCTAATGGTGGCTGGTGGCGCAGGATTTTTGAATCATTTTCCGGCGCATGGCAGCGAAATATCGAAGTAGACAGCACAACGGTGTTGGCTTACCACGCGGTGTTCTCCTGCATTTCTCTGATTTCTTCCGACATTGCAAAGATGCCGCTATTGCTAAAAAAGAAGCTGAGCACTGGTATCTGGGCGGATCACAGCGATGCGAGGATTTCTCCGCTGCTGAGAAAGCCAAACAGTTTTCAGACACGTATGCAGTTCATCGAGTGTTGGGTGATTTCAAAGCTTTCTGATGGCAATACCTATGTGCTGAAGCTGCGTGATGCCAGCGGAAACGTTAAGCAACTGCGCGTGTTGGACCCAAACAAAGTTACGCCTTACGTAACCGATGATGGTGAAATTTTCTATCAGGTCAGGCCGGATAATATTCACGGGCTTGAGCAGCAGGTAATGGTGCCGGCACGGGAAATTATTCACGATCGCTTCAACTGCTTTTTCCATCCCCTTTGCGGACTCTCGCCCATTTATGCCTGCGGGCTGACAGCAATGCAGGGCGATGCGATCCTGACAAACTCCGCTAATCATTTTAAAAATGGGGGTAAACCCGGCGGCGTCATTAAGGTGCCAGGTGCGGTTGATGCGGATAAAGCACGGGAAATAAAACAGAACTGGGATGAAGGTTATTCCGGCGCGAATGCTGGCAAAACTGGACTGCTTGCAGACGGCGCTGATTTCGTATCCGTTTCTATGACCGCCGTGGATGCGCAGATGGTGGAGCAGTTAAAACTGACCGCCGAAATCATCTGCTCTACGTTCCACGTCCCGATTTATAAGGTAAATACGTCATCCACACCGTCCTATAACAATATTGAGGCTCTCGACCAGGGTTATTACTCGCAGTGTCTCCAGACGCACATTGAAAGTATTGAGCTTCTGCTTGACGAGGCTTTTGATCTCGATGCGCAGACCGGCGTGGAGTTCGACCTGAACACGCTGATTCGCATGGACACTGAGGGGCGTTATAAAACTTACAGCGAAGGCATCGGTGCTGGGTTCCTTACGCCCAACCAGGCACGCAAAAGCGAAAACATGCCGCCTGTTGAGGGCGGGGATACGCCATACCTTCAGCAGCAGAACTATGCGTTATCAGCCCTGGCTAAAAGGGATGCCAGCGACGATCCGTTCGGCACTCAATCCAAATCTGAAGCGGCAACCACGCCGACACCGCCTGTTGACGATGAAACCAGTAAGGCTCTTACGGAGCATGAGCATTTCATGGTCAAGGCAATGCTGAAAGGACTGCTTACCCATGAATGAACGTGACATGTCACTGCTGAAGGCCGTCAGCGAAGCAGTAAAAGAGCAGCTGTCAGCAGTGCAACTACGCTATAAAACTGCACTGGCGGCACAGGCTGAAGAAATTAAACGACTGGCGGGTCTGGTCGAAAAGTGTCAGCAGTCAGTGCCTGATGAGCAGGCACTTGCACAGTCCGTTATAAATCAGATTGAGATTCCCGCTGCGCCAGTGCTGCCGGATATTAATCAGATGGTAAAAGATGCTGTTGGGGAGTTAAAAGCGCCCGAAGCGCCAGCGCTGCCCGACATTGAAGGAATGGTGCGCGATGCAGTGGCTGCTGTTGAGCTGCCGCAGCCGGAAAAGCTTCCTGACATACAGCAGATGGTAAGAGATGCGGTGTCCGAAATCCGCCTTCCAGATGCGCCTGAGCCTCCACAACTCCCGGATATTTCAGCAATGGTGAGAGATGCCGTTGCTGCTATTAAATTGCCACAGCCGGAAAAGCTTCCTGACATACAGCAGATCGTTGAAAAAGCCATTTCCGGACTACCGAAGGCGAAAGACGGTGAGCCAGGGGAGGATGGTAAAGACGCGCTTCAGATTGAAATTATGCCGCATATCGATGCTGAGAAATCATACCCGCGTGGCACCTATGCCATTCACCATGGTGGTCTGTGGCGTTCATTCCAAAAAACAACAGGCATGAATGGCTGGGAATGCCTGGTGGATGGTATCAGCGATATAGATATTACTCAGGCCGGAGAGCGTCAATTCACTGTCACCGCGATTAAATCAAGTGGTGAAAAAACAGAGAAAACGTTCAGCGTGCCAGTAATGATTTACCGCGACATTTTCAAAGAGGGTGAAAAGTATTACCCGGGCGACAGTGTCACGTGGGGAGGTTCGGTCTGGTACTGCCATCAGGAGACAGGCGATAAGCCAGGAGAGGATGGTTCGAAGGGTTGGAAGCTGGCGGTTAAGCGCGGTCGCGATGCGAGGGCAAAGTGATGCTGGAATTTGTATCGCTCGATGAAGCTAAAGATCACCTTAAAATCGATACTGACGCCGGTGATGCCGACCTGCAACTAAAAATCTATTCGGCCAGCGCGGCGATACTGGATTATGTCCAGGGGAGCCGCGACCGGTTGATCGACACAAACGGTAAAGTCATACCTGATACACCTGAACTGCAAAGAGTGAAACAGGCAACGTTGATTTTTGTCGGCATTCTTGATCGCGTTCGCGGCGGCGAAGAAGAAAGCCAGTATCAGCAGGGGCAGTTGCCTTATTCAGTGACCAGTCTGATTTACTCACTCCGTAAACCAACCATCGTCTGATGAGGCTTATATGCAGGCAGGAAGACTAAAGGACAGGGTGACGATCCAGAATTTTTCGACCTCCCGCTTGCCTTCAGGTCAGGTCAAAGAGAGCTGGCAGGATGGCAAAACAGTATGGGGGGAAATAAAGGGAATTAGCGGCAAAGAAATTTTGGCATCAGGTGCTGAAAAGGCTGAGGCAACGATAAGAGTGTGGGTGCGTAACAACAACGACATTTCATCTGCCTCCAGGCTCAGATGCGAGTCCGGCCCGTTTAAAGGGGTTGTGCTCGATGTTGTCGCTCCGCCCATTCCAGATGCAATAAACGACAGGATGGAAATTCTGTGTAAGCAGGGAGTATAGGCATGATTTTAACAAATCTGGATTTCTCCGGGCTCAATGACCTGTCTCGCGATCTAGAGCTGCTGAGCAAGGCAGAGAGCCGTCAGGTTTTGCGTCGCTCCGTGCGGGCAGGTTCCGAGTTGGTTAAGGAAGAGATTGTTAATGTGGCACCTGAGCAATCAGGGAAACTCAAGAGGAACATCGTTGTCGTGTTCGGTAAAGGTGCGCCCGGAACCGCTGTGGCAGGCGTCCATATTCGTGGGCGAGATCCGCGAACCGGCAACAGCGATAAATCCATGAAAACCAACTCACCTAATAACGCCTTTTACTGGCGATTTCTGGAGGAAGGTACATCAAAGATGCCAGCGCATCCTTTTGTGAGACCGGCTTTTGACAGCAAACAAGATGAGGCCGCAGCGGCCGCCTTTCAGGAGATGATAAGAGCTTTTGATGAGGCGCTGAGCAAATGACGGAATCACAAATTTATCCTCTTCTCAGTGAGCTTTCTGGCGGACAAGTTTACCCCTATGTGGTGCCGTTAAATCCGCAGGGGGAGCCCTCGGTTTCCCCGCCCTGGCTTGTATTCACTGTAGTCAGCGAAGTATTCAGCGATACACTGTGCGGCCCGGCGGAAGAAAACGGCACGTTGCAGGTTGATGTTTACGCATCGACGCTTGATGAAGCCCGAGCCATCAGGGAGCAGGCTGCCGCCGCTCTTGTGCCGCTGAACTTTACGCAATTAAGAAAAACCAACGGTTACGAAACTGACACCGGGTTATACCGGGCAGCACTGGAAATTCAGAGCACTCAGTAATCGTTCACCACAAACCATAACAGCCACCGCAAGGTGGTTTTTTTTCGCCTGGAGAAAACATGACCAGCAAATATGAGAAAACGCAGGGGATGACGATTGGCGTTTCATCTGCCCCGGTTACTGCGGATGAATTTAACGCCAGCGGATTTCCTAACGGGATCACGTTTCTCGATGCGCAGTGTGCCACCAAGGAAGTCACCTATACCGGTGGGCAAAAAAGCGACATTGACGTGACAACACTTTGCTCTACTGAGCAGGAACAGACAAACGGCCTTGCTGCGCCAGCAGAAATGGCGCTGACCCGAAACTGGGTCGGTGATGAAGAAGCACGTCAGGCGTTGCAGCAGGCTTATGACAACGATGAGCTGCGCGTTCTTAAGGTCGTTTTCCCGTCCGGCAATGGTTATTACGCGCTGGTTGAAGTTCGCCAGAGCTCATGGTCTGCCGGAACCTCTGCCGTAGTCGGCGCAACCTATTCATTGCGCGTGCGTGGCAAGCCAAAACCAATTGTGGTGTCAGGTTCTTAATCGGGCCCTTATTGCTTGTGAGCCACTCAAGGTGGCTCTCTCTTTATCATGCTGAAAAAAAGAGAATATGAAATGCCGTCAACTAAAAAAACCAACGCATCACCGTCTTCACTTCGTTCACTGGCGCTTGCTCCATCAGGTGCGTTCCGTACCAAAACCGTAAACGTTCCTGAATGGAATGGTGCGTCCGTCACCCTGCGCGAGCCATCAGGCGAAGCCTGGTTAAAATACCGGGAAATCATCTCGCCTGAAATTGCAGATGATGAAGAACCTCCAAAGCTGACTCAGATTGAAACCTTCCTCCGCAATAAAGAGGCGGATGTAGTCATGTTTATTGATGTTCTGCTGGATGAGAACGGCGCCCGTGTGTTCCCCGATGAAGATAAAGACACAGTTTCTGAAATCTACGGGCCGGTACATGCTCGCCTGTTGAATCAGGCATTACGTCTCGGCATGAGCCAGGAAGACGCGGCGGAAAAGTAAAAGAGCCGCTGACATTTTTCCTCATGTCACTGGCGCTCCGTCTGGGGCGCACCCTCCATGAAATACGCGAAACCCTGACGGCCAGTGAACTGAAAATGTGGATCGCCTATGACCGTCTCAGTCCTATTGGTGACTGGCGCGGTGATATTCAGGCCGCCCAGATATCAACTGCGGTTATTAATGCTCAGGGTGGTAAGGCAACCATCGGTGAGATGATGCTTCAGTGGAGCAAACAGGAAGAAGAGGAAGTCAGCGGCTTTGAAGAATGGATGTCCGGTCTGTAGTTTTCCACGCAAAATAGCTTTATGGGTGAATCATGGCAACTCTGCGCGAACTCATTATTAAAATTTCTGCAAATTCCAGTTCATTCCAGAGTGAGATTGCCCGCGCTTCACGTATGGGCGCTGATTATTATCGAACAATGGAGCAGGGCGGGCGTAAAGCAGCGGCAGCAGCTCGCGAGAGCCAGAGAGCTATTCAGGACCTCAGCGAGCAACTTGTTGCTACCAAAGAAACTGCCCTTGAGATGACAGGCGTTTTCGCTGGAGCTTTCGCTGCAGGACACCTTATAGAGCTGGCTGATAACTGGAATGCCGTGAACGCCCGCTTAAAACAGGCTTCTCAGTCAACCGGTGAGTTCAGCACAGTGCAGAAGGCGCTGATGGATATCAGCCAGCGCACCGGCACTGTGTTTGGTGATAATGCAAACCTGTATGCGCGATCTGCCGCATCAATGCGTGAGTTCGGGTACAGCGCTCAGGATGTGCTTAAGGTCACTGAGGCAGTATCAACCGGCCTCAAGCTATCGGGTGCCAGCTCAGAAGAGAGCAGCTCAGTCATCACGCAGTTTAGTCAGGCCCTTGCTCAGGGAGTTCTTCGCGGCGAAGAGTTTAACGCTGTGAACGAGGCGGGTGACCGGGTTATCCGCGCCCTTGCCGCTGGTATGGGTGTCGCCCGTAAAGATCTGAAGGCGATGGCCGATCAGGGACAGCTCACCATTGATAAAGTGGTACCCGCGCTAACCAGTCAGCTGGATAAGCTGCGAGGTGAGTTTTCTTCTTTGCCTGATTCAGTTTCTGGATCGGTAACGAAGGTGCAAAACGCCTTCGAGCAGTGGGTAGGTGAAGCAAACAGTGCATCCGGCGCAACTGCGACACTTTCCGGCGCACTAGTCGGAGCCTCAAAAAATATCGATACCATTGCGACTGTCACGGGCGCTCTGGTGGCGATTGGTGCCGCAAGATTCTTTGGCGGCATGGCCTCTGGCGCACTATCTGCCTCCACCGGCATCTTTACGGCCTACAAAAGTGAAGTTGCGCTGACGCAGGCACAAATTCGCGGCACACAGATATCGACAGCCCGAGCCCGTGCTGCGGTTTACCGAGCTCAACAGGCACTGGTTGCTGCGCGGGGAACCACGACACAGGAAGCGGCTGAACGCCGACTCGCTGCAGCTCAGCTTGCTCTTACCAGAAACATGAGTGCCAGAACTGCCGCTCAGGAGAGACTTAACAATATAACCTCTGTCGGTTCGCGTGCATTGAGTGGCGCCCTTGGGTTGGTAGGCGGTATTCCCGGCCTTGTCATGCTCGGCGCAGGTGCCTGGTACACCATGTATCAACGTCAGGAACAGGCAAGGGAATCGGCACGCGCTTACATTGAAACGCTTAATGATGTAAGGAAGGCAGCAAAAACAATGAGCCTTCCCGAGGCAGACGATAGCCGAGGAAAAACCGTTGAGGCCCTTCAGGAGCAGGGACGGTTGATTTCAGAGCGGCAAGAAAAAGTTGCACGCCTGAGAGATCAGCTTGAAAAGCTCAACTCCACACGAGGCCAGCCCGGCCTGACCAGTGAGAACGACAATAATATTGTCAAAGCGGCCAGCATTCTCACCAGTCAACTGACCGTCGAGGAGGAAAAGCTCAATCAGATGAGGGCAAGGTCTCAGACCATTCAGGACGCCCTGGCTGAAATAGAAAGGCGACGAAATGATCTGATAAAAGAGCAGGCATGGAGGCAGAACGCCGAATACCAGTCTTTGCTGATGATGAATGGTCAACACACCGAATTTAACCGCCTGTTGTCGCTTGGCAATCAGCTTCTTTCAGCACGCAGCAGCCTGGCTAATGCACCTTTCAGAATCCCCGCAGCACAGCTGACTACCAAGCAGAGCGATTTGCTGCAACGGTCAGAGCGTGAAAAAGAACTGGCTGGTCTTTCAGGAGCGGCTAAAGTTCGTCGTCAGGCAGAGTACAATGCTGATGATGCCGGGCTGACAGATGCTCCTGAATACGTTGAGAATCGTAATAAGTTTATTAAAAACACTGTTGATGCGTGGCAAAAGCAGGAAGTCCTTAATAAATCGTTGAAGGATAGGAGAAAGGCACTCGGCGAGCAAAATAAAGAGGCCCGCGAAGCTGCTCAGCTTGCAGAGAATTACTCTCGAAAAATGGCTGATCTCAGCGTTGCGATTGAAGTTCAGAAGGTCCGGGCGACAGATGGTGACAAGGCGTCAGAGCTTTACGCAGCATCACATCAGGCCGGTACAAAATGGACCGAAGAGCAGCGCAAGGCAATCCGCGACAGCTCAACCGAGCTTGCGAAGTGGACTCAGCTTGCTGATGCCAACGTTAAGAAACAGCGCGATCAGGTTGAGGCACTGAAAGACCTGTCCGAAGCCGCCCGTAAATATCGTGATGATGCCGCACTGACAACGAACACCGCAGGAATGAGTGATCGGCAGCGCAGCCGTTACGACGACCAGCAGCAGGTTGAGCGCGTGTTCGACAAAACGGATAAAGGCTCGGCGGCCATCGCAGCCCGTCAACAGGCGCTGGATAACCTTGATAAGAAATATCAGGCGATTGCAGCTTCAGAGTCAAACTGGCTGAACGGTGTTTCACGCGGCTATGAGAACTGGCTCGAAAGCGCGAGCAATATCTCCGGCGCAGTATCCTCCGGCATTACTTCAACGCTCGACAGCGCTATGGACAATATGTCCGCGATGCTGGTAGGCAGCAAGGCTGACTGGAAAAGCTGGGGATTATCCGTCCTGCAGACGATTTCTAAGGTTGCGCTGCAGATGGCGGTGGTTAACGCGATGGGGGGCGCCAGCTCGTCTTTTGGCAGCATTCTCGGCTCGGTTTTCAGCAGTGTTGGTGGCGCAGCTGCAGGGGCGGCTGGCGGTTCGACCGGTGCGATGGGGATGCCGACAAGCTATGCCGCTTATGACGACGGAGGGTATACCGGGCCGGGTGGTAAACATGACCCTGCCGGCATCGTGCACAAAGGGGAGTTTGTTTTCACCAAAGAAGCCACGCAGCGCATCGGCGTCGCGAATCTTTACGACATGATGCGGGGATATGCAAACGGTGGGATTGTAGATGGCACTGCAGGAACAATTGCATTTTCTTCTGGTGTAAATTCGGTTTCTGGTTCCAATCTAGGAACCATTAACATTAATGCTTCTGTCAACATCAATCAGTCTGATGCAGCTGGTGAATTAAATAGCGGCAATACAAAAAACACCGCAAAACAGCTAGAAGGTATTATTCAACAAACCCTTACTGATAGATTGAAGAAGGAAATGGTGCCGGGAGGGCTGCTTTATAAAAGCTGAAAAGGATAAACAGTGGTGATAGGATGTTACCGATTATTGTCTATGGGATTAGGATGAAAAATGAAAAAACTTTTGGGGTTGGCTTTTTTTGCGTTGATGTTAACTGGCTGTGCTTCGGTACCACCTTTGAACTTTTCGGTTCCAAATGTAGGAGTGAGCGGTAAAAAGATAGATGCAGATTTGAAATCTATAACCGTTTCTCTTGCAAGGCCTGATGAACAAAAAGGTGATATTCAGGCTGGCATGGAGGCTGTGCCTCAGTTCTGGAAAGCCTCACTTGAAGAGTCCTTAGATCGCATGGTTATCTTTAAGGATAACTCACCTAAACGTTTAAGCCTTTCAGTCAAAGTCTTAGCATTGGATGTGCCGAGCTTTGGCGCTTCAATGACAACGAAAACCATCGCCAGATACGAGCTTATTGATAGAGATAATGGCGATATTGTTTATACGCAGGATATTTCCGCAACAGGTACAGTGCCAGCAACGTATGCGTTCTATGGTTTCATTCGTTCAAGAGAGTCAATTAACCGCTCGGTGCAAAATAATATAACTCAATTCCTTCAGGCCCTTGAAACAGTTGATGTGACAAGACCCATGTTCCCAGCGGGAGCAACAAAATAATGAATAAGGCTATATTTCTCCTTATTCCATTGCTTTTGAGTGGGTGTGCTCAAGATGTTTCACCCAATAGCTATTCAGTCGGTTCAGTAGGGGAGATAAACCGAACAATCGCTGGAACTGTGATTAGTGCGCGAACGGTAAACATTAAGGGCACATCAGCATTGGGCGGTTCGACAGGCGCTCTTGCAGGAGCAGCCGCTGGTTCTGCTCTTGGCGGTGGAGTTCGTTCAAACATCGTAGGCGCTTTAGGTGGTGCGGTAGTTGGTGGCATCGCCGGTGCTGTTGTTGAAAACTCAGCGACAAAGCAAATGGGCATAGAATATGTTATTCAAACAACGAATGGCAATATGATGACTATAGTCCAGGGACTTTCGCCAGCCTTTACTGTCGGTACTAAGGTTCTGGTTTTGTATGGTAGCCCTTCAAGGGTTATCCAAGACCCTAGAATGTAAAACCTAAACCCGCCTCGGCGGGTTTTTTATTGGTAGAAAAATATGACTATCGATACTTTTACTTGGTGTGTACGCACCGGTGCAGCTGAAGAACTTGACGTCACGACCATGCAGGCGCAGTTCGGAGATGGTTATAAGCAGGTCGCAGCAGCAGGCATCAATAGCGTTCGTGAATCATGGCCCGTAACCTGTAGCGGCAGTAAAGCAGAAATGGCCACGGTCAGAGCGTTTTTGAAAGCACACGTCACCGCATCTTGCTGGTGGATTAATCCGTGGGGCGAGCGGAAATTGTACCGGGTTAAGGCTGACTCTATCCGTCCGAGCTTTATTAACGGCAATTTTGTGGAGATCGCTTTCACATTTGAGCAGGCTTTCGCGCCGTGACATGTCACGGGTTAACAGGGGCGCTTATGCGCCCTTTTTTATTGGGTGAGATATGAGCTTTTCTCAGGACGTTCAGGCGCTGGAGCCGGGCGGAATAGTGCAGCTGATTGAAATTGATGGCACTGCATTCGGCCTGGATACCATCTTGCGCTTTCATGCTTATAACCTGCCGACAGACGGCTGGGCTTCATTCGCCGCAGATAATCTTCCTTCAATCATCTGGCAGGGAAATGAGTACGAGCCGTATCCGTATCAGCTCAGCGGGCTGGAAATGTCCAGCACTGGAACGCAGCCAACGCCAAAACTTTCTGTTGGCAACGTGGGCAACTACGTAACAGCGCTTTGTCTTCAGTTCGACGATCTGGTGAAAGCGAAAGTCAGAATTCGCACCACGATGACAAAGTACCTGGACGCGGCAAACTGGACGGCAGGCAACCCGAACGCGAACCCGCAGGAAGAGCGGGTGCAGCTTTTTTACGTCAACGCGAAGACCGCTGAAAACCGCTCTCAGGTCGATTTTGAACTGTGTTCTCCGTTCGATATCCAGAGCCTTCAATTGCCATCGCGCCAGATAACGCCGGTCTGTACCTGGTGCATGCGCGGATGGTATCGGACCGGCACAGGGTGCGACTACAACGGCACAAATTATTTCACAAAAGACGGCACACCCACTTCTGACCCGTCAAAAGACGTGTGTGGTGGCCGGATGGCGGACTGCAAAGCCCGCTTTGGCGATAATCAGCCGCTGCCGTTCGGCGGCTTCCCGGCTGCGAATCTTCAGGGGAAATAGGGATGCGTAAAAAACTACTGGAAGCAATCCGCGAACACGTTGCCGCTGAATACCCCAAAGAGGCTTGCGGTCTGATTGTTCAGACAGGTAAAACGCAGAAATATGTCCCATGCAGCAATGCCTCTGAAAATCCCACGGAGCAATTTATTATGCCGCCCGAGGAAAAGCGGGCGGCAGAGAAGCTGGGCGATATTCTGATGGTTATTCACTCTCATCCTGACGTGCCGCAGCTCATCCCATCAGAGCGTGACCGGGTAATGTGTGATCATTCCGGCGTGGAGTGGGGGATCATGTCATGGCCAGACGGCGATTTCTGCACTATCAGTCCGCGCGGAGAGCGTGAACTTGTGGGGCGGCAGTGGGTGCTGGGATTTGCCGACTGTTGGACACTCATCATGGACTACTACAGGCAAGAATACGGCATCACCCTCAATAACTGGTCTGTCGATTACGAGTGGTGGACGGAAGGGAAAGAAAGCCGCTACGACGATAACTGGCAGTCTGAAGGGTTTGTTGAGGTGCCCGCATCGGATATACGCGAGGGCGATATGATCATGATGCAGATTCAATCGCCCGTCACAAACCACGCAGCCATTTACCTGGGCAACAACCAGATTCTTCACCATAACTCAGGAAATCTTTCTACCCGCGTTCCGTACGGGGATTACTGGCGGAATCGGACTGTCCGTGTG